CAACCCTTCTGGGAGTCGCCATGGCTTGTGCATGTTCGGGCTGCATTAACAAGAGAGAATATTACCTTTGGCTTAAGGACACCGTTGAGGAATTCGGGGTTAAAATCCCGAGGTCTCTTCAGTTCGATCCTTATGCTGAGAGTAATTCTCACCTTGATAGCGCAATTAACCGTTTGCTCAAGCTATACCGCCAAGGTTTTCGCAATTACTATGCGGAACACGCGACGGTTCAATCCGATTTGTTTCCCGAAACCAAGAAGTTAGAACTCAGTTCGGCTAGGCAACTACCGAATTGGGAACTAGCACCTTGGGATTGGAATTCACTTCGGAAGAAGCTACCCCAGTTGGTTTGAGGGGATTTCCTTTCGGCCACATTTTCACATGGCCGTCTTTCTTTTGGAGCTGCTGTGCCTACCACTTATTCTTATCCCACTTCGCTGGCTAACTGGATTATCCAAAATGGCTGGGAGAGCCCACCAGGGGATCCTTATCCCTTCTGGTATAGCCCTTCCACGTCTTATGGAGTCTGGACCGTTGGTGATGGGTTTAGAAATGAGAGGCAGACAAATAGCGACCCCAACTGGAAGATTAAGGTTAAGAAGAAGCAAGATGCGTCATCACCGTACCTTTGGCGAAAAACTGATATCGTCTCTGGTTACTTTGATGTAGATGTCAAACATAGCAACTACTATGGAAGTGCCCTAGAATTCGGCTATCATAGAGAATTCTTTAAGCATACCCCAAGTATTGTTACTGCAGACATTGAGGACGCGACACTGGCTGACATAGCCGTGACACGTCTTAAGCGCAAGCTTGCCAATCGGACCCAATCTTTTAATGCTATGATTCCACTAGCAGAATTGCGTGAACTGCGCCAAACAGTCGGTGGTGCAGCAAATGCAACCATGAAAGTGGTTCTCGCGTTAGGAGAGGTGAAGAAGACTGCCAAGAAAGCTATTCGCAATCTTGGTAATCCTAAAAAACTGCGCAAAGTTCTTAATCAAGCTTACAAGGACGCTAGCGACATCTGGCTAACGTACTCATTTGGGATTTCTCCTCTAATGGGCACGATACTAGATGTTAATAAATCGATAGGTTCTTACCTAACTAGGTATGACTCTATTGACCGCATCTCTGGAAGCGCGACGAAGACCTGGATGAAATCCTCTAGACTAGGCCCTCTTACCACCTGTCAAGGTGCTGTGAGGGGAGCCGTCGTTCAAGAGGAATTCAAGCTCTCGTATAAATATATTGCTGGACACAGGTTTACACTTGCGTCTGCAAACGACTATAGTGCCTTAGATCATTTCGGCCTCAAGCCACCGTCGTTGATTCCCACTTTGTGGGAGTTAACAGCGTTTTCTTGGGTCGTAGACTACTTCACTACAGCGGGTGCATTTCTCGATGACACTTTTACTAGTACAACTGGTAATAGTGTTTATGCCATTGAGAATCGGCGATTAGAATACAAGGGCTCGACCACAATGGAAATCGAAAAGGCATATCCTACGCGAACCTACCAAAAGTGGGTAATCGCAAAGAATCTGCCTGCCGAGTTCTCTTGTGTTCACTTCCGGCGCTCAGTTTTGTCCTCCTACCCGCCTAGAGTTCTGAGATTCAGAACCCTAGACGAGATGGGCCTAAACGGAGTTAGCAAACTCCTCAACCTTACCGCTGTACTCTCGAAATCCCTTTGAGAGACATCGGGCATTAAGGAGCCTTTCAATGGCTTTTGCACCATCTTCACCCGTAACGGGCGCTACGGTGACGGGGCTAACTACCCCTACCTACACCCTGACGACCGACGTTGCTCCGAACATTAACGGTAAACAATACGCCGTTTCTGCTCTGGGCGGAACGCAGACGAACGTGGCGACTAACACTGTTAGTAAACCTTTCAGTATTAGTTTCTTCCGTCCGGCTGTGCTCAAGACGTTGCCTCAGGCCAATCCGGTTACTGGGGTGATTAAGAACGTCCCGATGAACACTTACAAGCTTATTACTCGTAAGGGTGCATCGCCGGCAGCCAATCAGAACCCTATCGTCGCTCGTGTTACGACGACGATCGAGGTTCCGGCTGGTTCTGACACGTACGAACCAGAAGAACTCCAAGCCATGCTTAGCGCACACTTCGGTGTGGGTTGGGCACAAGCTTCGGGGATCGCTGATACAGTAGTGTCGGGCGTTATTTAATCATGACGCCACTCATTCGAAGTTATTCGATGAGCGACGAACTCACCACGCAAGGTACCTTCTTTCCTGATGTTGGTGTTCTTATCCAACTTCAATCTGATGGTATCTTGAATGATGAACCCGACAGTAACCGAGTCCTTCAACCAAATTCTCCTAAAAGCAGAATTAAGAAGAAGGGCAAGGCCAGAGTCAGTCAAAAGGGCAATAAGGTTAGGCAGTTGGCAAAGGATTCTTTTAATATTGATCCTTTACGACCAGCCACACGCCTTACGGCATTTTTTGATACACTGCAAGTGGAGCTTTCGAATGCGCAAAAGGCAAACGAATTTGTTTCCTTCGCAATCGGAAGGCAACAGGAACGAGCCCGTAAAAAGGCAGTCTTTCCTGGACGTTTTAAGGAACTCGAAGACGCTGCGGTCGATAGGTTTAAATCTATTAACCAAAGCGTCTCCGAAGTTTCTATTAATCTCAACCGTGATCTTGTTAGTAATTCAAGGCACTTCATTCGATGTGTTCTTGAAAACTACACAACCATGGTTAGAGATTACTGCGTCCAAGTAGACTTAGATCCTTTACACCTTTTCGATCTGTGGAGTTTTGGGCCTGGTGCCACTATTGGCACCAGGTCCACACACCCAGTAGAAAAGATGTATGGACCATGGTCCTGTACACCTACTGCTTTGTCTCAGGTGTTACAACTCAGACGCAACCACCCTTATCTTTACTTAAATGATAAAGGAAGAGGTGACATCAGTTGTTGTCTGGTACCTGGGAGTAAGCTTGCGACAGTTCCTAAAAACGAAGATAGGAATCGTACTATCGCCATCGAACCCCTTGGGAATATGTGCCTGCAGCTTGCTGCTGGCAAATATCTTGAGGGTGCTCTTCGGCGGATAGGATTAGACATACGTGATCAGCAACCTAAGAATAAGGAAGCTGCACGCAGAGGATCTATGGACGGTAGTCTCTCGACTATCGATCTTAAAGATGCCTCTGACATGTTTAATCCAGACCTAGTGCGACTCTTGCTTCCTGAGGACTGGTATGAACTTCTGATGAGAATTAGAAGTCCCTCTACCACCCTGCCCGACGGGAGTGAGCTTAAGTTGAATATGATATCTACAATGGGTAACGGTTATACGTTCCCGTTGATGACTCTTATTCTCCTTAGTCTCATCTATGGCGTGATGTGCGAGCACAATAGAACCAGGTCCCTTTATATAAATTGGGATGAGGTTTACGTCTTTGGGGATGATATCATTATCCCTTCAGACTTGTTTGAGCCCGCATGCGAAGCCATAGAGCAAGCAGGACTTATCGTAAATCGGGATAAGTCCTTCTATCAGGGTCCGTTTCGTGAAAGCTGTGGGGGAGATTACTATAAGGGCTATGATGTGACGCCCTTTTATGTAAGATCCCTTTCGTGCGATCACGAAGTATATGTGGCCCTAAATCAAGTTCTAGAGTGGACGGCAAGGCATTCAATCTCCTTACCGAAAACAATAGACTTCCTTTTAGGGTGCATAGATGGACCCGTACTACTTGTTCCAGAATGGTCTAACCCCGATTCGGGAATTAGAACATCACTGGTTTCTGGACGTTTTAAGCAGCTTTCTCCGCAACCTGTGTATAGAAAGTGCATTAATACCGCACTGGCTATGCCACTTGCTGTGGGGGGTTACTTATTAACGCGTCCAGACTCACCTGACTTATTCTATACACCTCGACTGTATAAAACGAGGTATAAGGTCAGGAAAATGAGATTGCCTAAAGGCTATCTCAATGGCAGAGATCCTCTCACGAGGTCTCCGTCAGTTAGTCACGCAATCG